GCATTCGATCCTATGCTAATCACCTTCTGATAAAAGACCGGGTGGCCCGTTTGGAGAATAACCACCCGGCAAGGTTACCAAGAACACCACACCGGATAGGGAGGAACAACCCGCGCAATGCTTTCCTCTTGGAGTTCCGTCATCCCCTGATCCTGACTCGTGGTAACGCTCGCTTACGCTTTTGTTCATCAGTTTCCAACAAATCTTCTGCATCATCGTCATCTGGTGGTGGCTTGCCTTCATCATCCAACGCACCAAGCAGCTCAGCACTCGCTTCAAGCGGACGGCTCACACCCAGCAGGTCACGTACATCATCAATCGCTGGATCATCCGGCATCAGGACGGCACCAGCTGACGCCATGTCCCTGAGCGCGGCTGTCATCGTTTCAACGTCCTTAAACGAAACATCCTCTGTTGTTAACGTTGGCTTCAGTTCATCAGGAAACCCGTTTAACAACCACAATGGATCAATGATATCTTTCTCGTACGAGAATGCTATGTCAGCCAAAACAGCGTTTGCATTCAGGTAAAGGTTGCGTGACTTGTCCGCAGCCAGTGCACGGTTGCCGCCCTGATCGCCCATCATCAAATGTTCGGTACCGATGATCCGCGCCATTTCCCTTTGCAGCCGATCAATTGCCTTGCTCAGTTCTTCCAGCCCATTAGCTGATCCCTGCACCAGCTCCATGCCCCACTGCAATGTGTTGGTTGCCTTGGTGCCATCAGCTGCCTGTGATTCATAAGGCATCGAATCAAGAACAATACCCGTGTCGGATTTCTTCACCTGCAATTCAACAAACGAATTAAGTCCGTCCAGCATCGCAGTGGCTTCTGTTTGTGTAATTTCTCCCGCTGCAATAGCCCTGTTAATCATCGTGATCGGCGCGCGTCCAATTGGAATGCCACGCAGGTCACGCTCAAACACCCGCGCCTCCAGTTCAAGATATGTTTTCAATCGCTCGTATGGTTCTGCAAGGTGACGGAATACACCCAGCCCTTCGGGACTATCGGTCAACGTATCCTCAACCAGATAAACCATCTTGCTCCGTGGTATGGCTAACAGTGCGCCCGTCTGCGGTGACCGCTGCCACACGCCTTCAACCGCACCTGCATCCGATATCTCCCAGCGCTCAATAGTCCGCTGCGGCCTGCTTTCAATATCCCTGAAACCAATGTGCCCGTCTTCACGGTGACTGGCTACCCACTCCTGAATACCAAAGCCATGGAAGCGGTACATGGCCGACCGCCGCACTACCCGTGACCATGGCGTGTCCGTATCCGTTAACAATATCTTTTCGGTCAACTCAGCCAACTCAACAGCTTGTGGATTCTCAGCATCGGCTGGTACCACCGACCATGCCGGGCGGGCGATCAGGTTCAGGAAATGATGCGTGCCAGCTGCAACAATCGAAACATTAATAACAATGTCAGATGCTGTTTTGTAGCGCTGCACTCCTGTCCACTTGGCAGATCGCTCGATTGTCTGGATGTAGCCACCCCAAACCGGCGTGCCACCCGCACCCATTTCAGAGAACGGCTTTGCTTTCGGCATCTGCGGTGTAACCGCTTTAACAACATTGCCATGTTGATCCAAGAGCGATGGTAGTGCTGACATTCTATCACCTCTTCCATAGAGCACCGTACAGCGGCATCAGCGGCTGTGCGCCACCCTCATAGGGTAAATGGTCTGAAATTAGCTGTGTGAAGCTCCTGCGCCGTTCACAGCCTGCTTTTATCTGATTGTAGGGCTTCCTCAGCCCACTGCCGCAACGTCACAGTATAAGCGCGCGGCGAACGGTTCAGATCATCACGCCCGTTCGCAAAGCCGTGCCGATACGATGCTGACCGATTGTCCGATGGTTCCGGTATCTGTGGTTTGCCTCCATCCAGATAACCATCAACCATTTCCTTCATTGTCATGTCAGCCCCCAATGATCCTTGGTGCACCCATGGCAAGCCCCGGTCGTTTGGGTGGCATGAAAGGCCAGTAACACATGATGAAAGAATCAGCCAAGTTCGGTGATCGTGTACCGACTGGCGACTTGTTAACAATCATCCGGCGTAACCGGGTATCCAAACCACGTGTCGCTTGGCTCAGTTCCTTCATCAGCTGGCGCAGCATCGCAACATCCATTTCAGAACTGATTGATATCAACTGGTTTGTTTCCCACGTGAAGCCCGGTTCATTGATTGCGCGGTATGTGCGCTCAAACATCTGTGCCACCTGCCACCACGCTTGCGCTTTCAGGTTGCCAAAATAATCCTTGTTCTTCGGACTGTCTTCATCACCGGCTGAAAACTTGTTTGAAGCTGTACGGGTGTTAGCAGGTATGATGCGTTGATGTGGGAACAACGCAGGCACCCCTGCATTCCACGGAACAAGCCGCAGTCCTTTTGGTAATTGATCCTCATCCCGCAGCCTGTTCGTTTCCGACTTGATACCGGCACCGACACCGATGCTGTCATATTGTAATTCCATCGGACCAAGATCGCTGCACACATCAACAACTTTACGCGCGGTCACTCCGGTATCACGGTCGCCCCATTCATTAACATGCTTGGCAACAATTCCCTTCCGCAAGGTAACTGCGTTCCGGTCGATACCACCATCCGCCACATCAAGCGCTGCCATCCACGGCCCATCCTCAGCATCGGACAGACCTAACGTCACATGTGCATCAAGCGCTGCCGTTACCCAGTCCTGATTGATAATGACGCCTTCAGCCGCCGCTGCATAATCGCGCTCAGTCTCACGGGCGAACACGTGCTTCAAACCATCTTGTTCAAACTTCCTCTTGCGAGCATTAAACCACTCCTGCGACTTCGCCGGGTGATCCTTCCAATCCATAACAAACACGTTCGTTGCGTTTGCTGCTATCTCCTGCCCCGGTTCCCAATCAATCCCGGCTTCCCGCTTCCTGTGGAACACCGTGCCCAGTCCACTCACTGAACTGATATCAATCCGCACTCGCGTGTTCTCTGACAACGATGCTTCCACCTTCTCAGGACGTTCCAAGTGCGCGGCTTCATCAACGAAATAAACCAGCGTCCGACCACCACGCCCGATGTTGTCGCCAATCTCACCAGTTATTGACGCACCGTTGACTGGGTTGAGGCAACGCATGAATGATAAATGTTCGTGCTCTGTCAGCCCCACTGGCTTGAACACATCAGGAAGAGCGTTGATCTGCATCCTGATCTTTTCAAAGATGCTGCCGGGATCGCCCAGCCTGTCCACCTGTATCTGTGTGCGTGATCCCCAACCACTCGCTGAGCCGGGCCAGAACACCCACAACCACACCGACAGGGCAACAGCTGT